GACCACAAAGGCGTAAAAACCTATAAGGAACTTATGAAGATTCGTAGTCGAATCGAGTCAAAGAATGTAATATGGATTATGCCTCCATGCAATAAGGGCTTCTGTAAGCCTATGGTTAATGAGAATATAAAAGAGATTGCTGCCAAGTATGGTGACAATATCATCTCTACTCAGTTTGTGCAACCTGATAATATCCATCCCTCATGGCGTGGATATAAGGAGCTAGTTAAGAAAGCTGGGCTGTGAACGTCTTCTATCTAGATGAAGACCCGAGGCAATGCGCTGAGTGGATGGTAGATAAGCATGTCGTTAAGATGATTGTCGAGACGGCTCAGCTTTTATCAACTGCTCATCGTATTCTTGATGGTGAAGAACTTATTGTGGAACTGCGTCATAAAGACACAGGAAAGGTGAAGAAGAAAAATGTGTGGGTCTTGTCCGACGACCGTAACGACACTCTATACGCTTGCACACACAGGAATCATCCCAGTGCTGTCTGGTGCCGGGAGTCCGTGGAAAACTACAATTGGCTCGTGGATCACCTCCACTGGCTTGGCAAAGAATATACTCATAGATATGGAAAACGACATGCAACGATTGAGAAATGCTTTTATCCGCTCCAATCCCCTCCTTTTGGGCTCCGTACTTGGGATTGGAGCAAGCCTCCTTCTGCAATGGATGCAAGTTATATAATTTCTGATGACCCTATTGTGAATTACAGAAATTATTATAAGCATGGCAAAGCAAAGCTTCATAAATGGAAAAATAGAGATGTGCCTGCTTGGATATTATAAATAACCGGTACACTAGCTAGTACATTACATATTGTAATAAAATCTCCATGGAGTATAAAAATGTCAAACATCGATAAGTACACAAGTTTCATTTCAGAGCAGATCCGCAAAGGCTCTGTTGCTGGTCTGCGCTCAGAAAGCGTAAAGCCAATTACAGAAGATAAGACCTATAGCATGGACTATGATGGTGAAGAAGAAGATACAAAGGGTGCAAAAGCTCTTGATAAAGCTCATGATCACTTCCAGAAGCAAGGCTATAAGATTAGCCATGAAGGTAGTGACGATCCTAAGCACAAAGAGCATAAAAATCCTGACGTAACATATCACTACGCTATGGGCGACGATATGCATCACGCTTTCACCGTTCATAAGAATGGTAAGGCTGCTAACGATCCACATGTTAAGAAGCTTACAAAGCATCTTGAAGATGTAACGGAGCATACAGCACCTGATCTTGGAACCGGCAAACTAACAGAAGCTGTTAACACCGATAAGTATACCAATTACATTGCTGAGCAAGCTCGCAAAGAAGCTATAGTTGGTCTTCGTTCAAAAGTTAACGAAGCTAAAGACCCTCATGAGGACATGGAAAATGATGGCTGGCATCATTTCCACTCTACACCAGAAGGGCACCACATCTACGCTCACGAAGATACAGATAGAGGTGAATCTCTACACTATGCTGTAAAGCATCCAGATGGTAAGGTAACGCACCACAGCATCGAGCATGCTGGTGATCCTGTTACATCTAAAGAGATGAACTCTAAACAGGAATGGCACAGTGTTAGCAAGCACGACATCCCTCACGCTGGTGTTAGAAAAGTTATTCATCAAGATATTAAAGACGAGACAGCTGACAATTAATAGCTTTTAAATTATGATAAAGACCCCGCTTCGGCGGGGTTTTTTGTATCTAGATAAATAGATTTTTAAGGAGTTTATTATGGCTACATTATTAGATAAAGTTAAAAAAGCTTTACCTATGGGAGCTGGTGCAACGGCTACCGCTAAAGGTAAAGATGTGATTGTTAAATCAAAGGGACGGGAACAAACAAAAGCCTCTGTTGAAGCAGCTTTTAAAAAAGACAAAATAATATTTAACGATGTTTTTAAAAAGTCAAAATCATCATCGATTAATGTCTTAGAAATACCTAACATAGGGGATGTTATTTTTAAGCCCATAAAGCAAAAAGGTGCTGGGGGATTAAAGTTTGAAGATGAGCTTAAACTAGATCTGCTAAATTTCTATGAAGGCGTTGAGCTGAATGAATTGCAGCATACAGACGTTCTTAAGAAGATGATAAGTGTTTTAGGTATTACACCTACAACAAAGCTTGTTCCAGATAAAAGAGGTAGCAAGAATCAAAGCCGAGCGTTGACACATACAGGTTCTAAATTTGACGTGCAGAATACATCAGGTAGTTACATAACTGATATTACGTTGATGGATCCGAAAAAGACAGGCTCAGCAGCAGATGTATATCACTTATCTCTTAAAACGTCTGAAACATTCTACATCCTGAATGCTGGTATAGGTAAGTACTTTAAGGAAAAATCAACGCAAGTGGCTGCTTGTGAATTCTTTGGCTTCGTTGGTCAAAAAATGGGTGGTTTCGGTGAAGAATATGCATGCTTGACAGATCAACCAAACTTTAATGTAGTAAAAGATAACCTGGAAGATCTACTAAGTCAGGCTTACGGCTATGATATAGTTATAGTCCATAAAAAAAGACCAGATGATGTGCTTGTTAAAAAGGTATCAACCAAGGCAAACGTATCCATAACCAATTTAAATGAAAGATCATATCGCTATCCTGAACCAGGCGTCCGTAAGTATGCTAACATCAGTATGAATGCGACAGTTGGAGGGGTTTCGTATAAGGTTGATTTTCAGTTTAGAGGTACCACTGCGAGTGATACAGGTCCCCGCTATTTAAGAATTTTAATGAAGAGATTGTAGTTGCATTTATTTTCAAAAGAAACTATAAGAAGATATGATAAAGAAACGTTTTAAAGAATTCATCGGAACAGGAACCCTCACGATCTTCGATATCGATGAGACCCTGTTTCATACCAAGGCTAAAGTCGCTGTCGTTAAAGATGGTAGGGTTGTTCGGATGCTGGATAACCAAGAGTTTAATACTTACAAGCGCAAGCCTGGTGAAGAGTACGACTTTCGTGAATTCAAGTCTGCTGAAGTGTTTCGTAGAACGTCTACACCGATCAGTAAAATGATTAATAAAGCTAAAGCAATCGTTAAAGCTAAAAGCAACCCTCATTCAAAAGCTATCATCGTTACAGCTCGCGCTGACTTTGATGATAAAGACATGTTTCTTCAGACGTATCTTAAAGCGTTCCTGGAACTTCAAGCTGAATATCCAGACGTTGTATTTGAAGCTTGGTTCGTTAATCATGACGGTTCGGTTAAGAGGATTCGATGAAAAAATTCAGCTCATTCATTAATGAAGCACGTATGACCACCGTAGGTGAGATTACCGCTGCTATTGCTAAGCATAAGAAGGCTGGTGAGATTCTGAATCCTGAGTATCAGGATCTTGGAGGTCAAGCTCGTCGTGTCTTTGGTGGTGATACTAACCATGCTCGTACTGTGATGCTTAAGCATATGCATGCTGGTGATCGTTCCCAAGAATTGTCTGACCTCTACTATGCCTGGCCGAACGATTCATTCGCTAGTCTTAACAAGTCTGCAAAGCTTCTTGCCAAGCTTAAAGATCCTAAGTTTAAAGATGTCGTTGCAGTTAGTAATCAGGTTATTAAGACTTGGGCGCCGATTGCAGCTGATCTAAAGGATCTTAAGGGTAAGGTCGTTAAGGTAACTCAGAAGCGCGCTGAAGCTAAGCAAGCAGCAGCTACAGTAATGGCAGGTAAGAAAGCTTCATCAGCTCCACTTATTAAGATCTTCGAATCACATATGAACGAATACATTGCAATGGCTGTAAAGCGTGCAAAGGATTTCGTCAACGACAAGCTGGATACACTCAAGAAGCATGGCATGGACCTGGATAAGGTTGCTCCGCCACCTAACTCACGCACAATGGGTGCTTCTGAATATAAGACAGCTCAGGCTAAGCGTGACCTGTATCGTTCTATTACTAGGTCAACTAAGAGCATGCTCAGCAGAGGTGAGCCAGATATCCGTGAACCTAACCAGGTTATGATCGATCGTTATATTGAAATGAATAGACAGGGTGCAGAAGATGCATACCGTAATTTCATGGAGAAGATGATTCAGAAGATCGGTAAGCCTGTTGTGGGTGCTAAGATGACAGTGAAGAAATTTACTAGTTTTATCAGAGAAATGGCTGAAGAGGGTGAGAAGAAGCTCAAGCATCTTGAGCATGCTGAAGACCATATCATCAACGCTGGTAAAGAAGGTGTTGACCATGCTATGAGCAACCTTCTTGACGTTCACCGCAAGCTCCGTGGCCGTAATAATGATACTAAGATTACGATGAAATATGATGGCTCGCCTTCGGTGGTGTTCGGCCATCACCCCGAAACAGGTAAGTTCTTTGTTGCATCTAAGTCGGCATTCAATAAGAACCCTAAGCTGAATTATACACCAGAAGATATCGACAAGAACCACGGTCACGCACCCGGTCTTGTTGAAAAGCTTAAGCATGCCCTCAAGCATTTCCCTAAGGTAGTTCCACCACGTGGCGTATACCAAGGTGATATTATGCACACTGCTGGTGATGTTCAAGAACATGGCCATAAGGTTTCGTTCACACCTAATACCATTACCTATTCAGCTAAAAAGTCTTCACCTCACGGCAAGGCTGCTTTGGCGTCTAAGATTGGCGTTGCTGTTCATACCGCATATAAGGGTGATAATCTGGAAGATATGGAGGCTCAATATGCACCTGATCTTTCGCACTTTGGTAATCACAAAGATGTGCATCTGATTTCCTCAGAGCATGAGCTGTCTCAGATTAACTATCATCCAGATCATCAGAAAGCTTTCAATACGCATATTAAGGAAGCGCAACGCGTTGCAAGACAGATTCCTGCTGAAGGTCATGATGCTATTGAACCTCACCGCATACCGCTTAAGACTTATATCAATTCAACTGTACGTGATGGCACCGATCCTTCAGTAGAAGGTTTCATGAAGCATTATCAAAATGCTCACCAGAAGGGTATCGATAAGGTTAAGACTGATAAAGCTAAGCAGGCTAAGACTGTTGAGATGCAACGTGCTATGCAGCATGTGCTTGATAACAAACATCACTTCCATAACATTCTACAGCTTCATAAGACTATGCAAAAGGCTAAGGATGTTCTTACGAATACTCTTTCATCTAATGCTGAGTTTGATCACCACATCGAAGGTAAAAAGGCTAAGCCAGAAGGCTTCGTTGTAGT